TAATTGCTTTGATCAATTACTGTAACTTGTACGCCGGGTGATAATAGAGCCATGACACAATCCTTTTTTCAATATAGATATTTAGCAAAGATTGAAAAAAGAACGTCAGATAGCATCCCTACTCAGTAGGTTTTGCTACTAAATACTGCATGAGACCCATATGCCAATCATGTAATCAACGCCCTAGAGCCATTGCTTACCATCGAGATAACAAAATACAGTATCGCAAGCTTTGCGAGTATTGTATTAAAAGAAAACGTTGTATTCCTGTACCTGTTGCCAGGTGGAAATCAGCTGGCTATAAGAAAAAACCCATGTGCGATCAATGCGGATTTAGATCCAAATACGCAGCACAATTATTAGTGTATCATGTAGATGGAAATTTAAATAATAACAATTTACGAAATTTAAAAACCGTGTGTTTAAATTGTACCGTAGAAATTACAAAAGCTGATTTGACTTGGCGCCTCGGAGATCTAGAACCAGATCATTGATTTGATTTAGTAAATGATCCATGCTAGAATTATTGTCTACTTTGGCATCAAACTTTGTTCCTACCCATGCAGATTCACTGGCATGTACATTGAGTCTTTCAAGTTTTGCTCGACTTATTGCCCAACTTGTATTACCGTTTGGTCCGCGGTTGGCACTAACTGCGGCATCATACCAGTCGGGTTCTGCACCACGAGCAACACGTACAACAATCCCGCCGGCGGCTTTAATTGATTTAATTTCATTGGGAAATCGGCAGTCGCTGATAACGATATCATCTTGACTATTGCGGAGTTTGTTTTCTAGTGCAGCAATCCAGATATCATCGTGAAATGCTCGACGACAAACTTCTGTGCCCCAATATTGTAGGATCCAACGTGGAGTTAAATTGGGCATATTTAGACGTTTGGCCCACCATGGATCTACTTGCTCTCTCCATTCACGACTTTGTCTTGTGCGGCCTTCAAGCATGTCTCTATCCCATCCAAACACTTGTGATACTGCATCTTTCAGTGTATTAGCAAATGATTCTCGCCTGAATTGATGTATGTTCACAAGATAATCTGCAATGGTATCTTTTCCTGAACCAATAAAACCACATACACCTATAATCATAACAGTTTCCTTTTTAATTTTTATGTTGTATTTCAATATAATAGATAAAATTGTTTCTAGCCGAGGAGAAAAAATCTTTACTAGTAAACCAATCAGTGATTTGAAGATTGTTGTCGGAAACCATTTTTTCAAAAGTTTTTACAGTAGATCCAGATAAATTTTCTTGTAATAGTATTATACCATTTGGCAAAAGATGCTTTCCAATATTTTGAAAGAAATTTAAATGTGCTTGCCAATTATTATCTAATACAATACGATTGCGATGATATTCTTCGTGAATAGACTGGCTATGATGTGGTGGGTTTCCTACTACAAGATTAAATTGTTCATACATTGGCAATAAAGTCAAATCGTCTAATAGATAGGTAGTAACACAAGATTCAATACTGTTGGATTGAGCAGTTTTTTTTGCGCAATCTAGTGCGGGTAAATATACATCTGACAGACATAAAGATTTTGCTATTCCGTGATCCAATAAATCAAACCCAATGAATCCAGGACCAGAGCACCATTCGTACACTTTATTGAAACTTTTGAATGGATATTTTTCTTGCAATACTGTAGCATAATCTACGCCATATGTGGTTCCGCCGCCCTCCATTTCAAATGTGTATTTGACTACAAATTCAGATGGTCCGGTAGTATGCCATTTTAAATATTTCATTGTAATTATTACTAGTATTTTAAAGTGAAGCTAGCTTAGTTGTCATGCTATTTCTTTAACTTTTAAGTATTTAAGAGTTTCTTGTAACAACCCAATTTGTCTACGACAATCTTCTAGTGCATGGTGACTAGTAGGCGGCTTAGGTAGTCCTGGCCATAGGCAGTAAATGGTTCTTGTGTCTCTAATTTTATAAAACTGCCACGGTAAGCCCATGCCATAGCTTTTGTAAGCATGCTCAAGAATGTTAGCATCATATGTGGGACCATTCATCCAAATACGATTACATTTCCAGCAGAGTTTGTATAGTTCTGTTAGTGCTTGATCTAACGGTATTCTTCCTTGTTCATTGAATGCTTCTTCTCGTGCTTCTGCTGGTTGGGTGGCCCACCAATCAATCGTTGATTGATCAATGCTACGATCGGATTGACTTTCTAATGTCACACGAGTGTAATACTTGTGCTCATACCAGCCGTTGCCTAGAGGGTCAAAGGTTTGGCAAGCTATTGTTAAAATAGTTGTATCTGGGCCTGTTGCAAGCCCTTCGATGTCGATCATTGCATCCATGTTAGCATTGTAACATAGTTTTAATAAACAATCTAGTAGTTTTTATCCAATAACCCAGTATAAAGGCTGACTGCCATCTACATAATTCTTGAGGTCATTGATACAAAATTCCATAATGGCTTTGCCTTCGGCCTTCATTGCGGTGCCGTTTAAGGTACTTCCACCTTGTGGGCCAGCAATTGTACCAAATTTTTCACGTGCTTCGCCTATGATCATTTTACAATTTCCTACCATAAAATCACGTATCCATTGTGATATTTGTGGATCACTTAATAAGTTAAATTCTGGTTTGTAGTTATAGGTCCACAGCAATACTGATTCGCCTGTGCCCTTTGGATCACGAATTAATTGTAGTTTTTTAGTAACAGGATTGAATGTGTAATTCATGTAAGCGCCAAACATACGTCCAGCAAGTTCCACATACTGGCTGTAGAAATCGTAGGTTGCAAGGCCGCCGGCTACATTAAAATTCATCAGGTACACATTCATGCTGGCCTGGCTAAACGGATCAAAATTACTGGCAAATGGGCCAGTTGAATCGCCGAATGTTCTTCGAAAAATCTGTCTAACACTTTGTACTTCTTGTGGCAAATCGTAGATATTGACGTTGGTCACAAGCTCCATAAAACTGTAGCTTTCTTCGTAGGCATTTTGTGCCCTTTGACGATAATTGCCTATTGTAGAACGATATGCAGTTTCGTAGTGTTCAGCGTCTAGTTCAAGGTCAATGATGCCATCACCTAATTGATGGCGCACATATGTAAAAAGATTTTGTTTTAGTGTTTCTAGCGATGATTCTGTTTGAATACCCATTGGAACTCCGGTTCCTATTATTTATGGACGATTTTAAAAGAACCAATGGAGTTTTTATTTTTGTTTGTGGCAAATATTTGTGTATTAGAAAAAGTAGTCGGACAAAATTTACATTGGTCTATAACATTATCTATATTGTTAATAAAATCCGCGCCACGATCTTCAAATTCATCAATGCTTAATGGTCTATAACTGTTTAATAATTCACGATCTTTGTCCGAAATATCCAATGGATATTGTTGATCAAATTCAGGCAATAATGCAACTGGCCCACATTTGTATAATTTTCCACGAATAAAATGGTAATTTTTATATTTTACAAATCCGCAATCTTTATGCGCTAACTCAGGATCATTATTGTGCAATGTTAATTTTCCATTGTTACCAGGAAGGATAGATATGTTGTAAAAACTATCTTGTACTGACGCAGATACCTGTACACTATTACCGTCGCGAAAACCATAATCGCTGCCAAATGTAGTTGATCTTCCTGAATGATCAAATAAATTTTTATCATCCGAAAAACGAATAGAATCTTTAAGAAAACTCCTAATGTTTTGAAAATGTTTATCTATGTCGTTTACATTGTGTATGCTAATTTGTACCCAAGATCCGGTCTTTTTGACTGCATCATAAAGCCCCGGAACCAAATTTAAATGTGTTCCGTTTGTGATAATCTGCACTTCTCGCCATAATTCTTTTATACCTAAAATCCAAGCACAGATAGACGGATTCAACAAAGGTTCGCCGCCCAATAGTACAATATGTTTGATGTCTATTTTTTTTGCCCATTCTGCATAGATATCTTTGTAATCATTCCAATCTTGCCAACCTTTGAAGTTGTAATTATTGTACCGATTGCAATCTTTGCAGGTTAAATTACAAACATTGGTTATATAAAATTCTATTTTTGGAACAACAATACGTGTATCAACAGTCATTGCCTATTTACCACACTCGCAGTATCACTAGATTCTCAGTGCCACGTCCGTTAAATGCAACCTCAGTGGCTCGGATATCTTTGTAGAACTTACGGGCTGCTGGCTTGCCCACTGCACCTATGCCTTTCAATTGTTCTGCAGGTTTGCGCAGAGTTTTTTGCTGAGTTTCTACAGTGCTAAAGCCAATGATACTGTTGTTTTTAACTGTGAATGTTTTACTGTATTCATCTGCCACCAGATGAATCAACTTACGTTTTTTAGTGTCGTATAACCAAGCTTCTGATTTTTCAATTAACTGACTAGGCGCTAAACTTTTCAATTTAAGTTCAGCAAACTCTGCTATGAACTTGAATTTGCTGGCTTGTTTTTCAGGACTCACTGCTTTTTTCTTGCGTGGTTTGCGCTCAACTTTTTTAATTTGAATATACGCACCGCAATCATTGATCACGGTTTCGCAGAACTTTAGCACATTACGCAATTGAATTTTAGAGAGCTGTCGATAGCCTTCTGTTAACTGGGAGTCTTTGCCTGTGGCTACTTCCTCAAATTCTGCTTGACGAGCTTTCCAAATATTGCTAAGAGTGCTAATCATTTGCGGTGCTACATTAAGTCCGCGCATCAGCACAATTGGTTTAAAATCTGCCGACATCTTGGCCCCAGTGCTAATAAACTCGTCAAACATACCGTCAAGCTCGCCGGCACACTCGCTGACCTTTTCACGCAGGCGATCTTGAATTGTTACACGAGGTATTTCTTCTATCGTTACTTCTGCAATTTCTTGCGGCTTAGATTGCACACATTCTTTGAGCATGTTATCAAGTTGGATTTGTTCGTGATCAGTTAGTTCTAATCCAACCATGCTCATACGGCACAACCACCCAGTGGTTAGCCTGATATTTGAGTCACTCACACCACGAAGTAGTCTGACATCTGTTCGACGTCCATGCAATTCCAAATAGTTCACAATCATGTCACGTGCATCTTTTTTGCCGTAGAAATAATTGTACCAAGAGAATGCTTTGCTCAGTGCACTCACACGGCCGTCATGGGGTTGTGTTTTCCACGTGGGTTCTGGTCCCATGACATTGGTGTCAGCACTTCGAGGATTTAAAAGTTTAATTGTTTGTTTTGTAGCGATCATTTGTGCTCCTTAAAATGAAAAAGTTCGAACCCACTCAAAACGAGTACTGGCAGGCACCCACCTGAAGTCGTGTTTGGCACGATCTGCTTTGTCCACATCTGGAGTGACACAGACCCAGCCGCGATCTTGGCTAAAGGCCACACGATCAGCAACACGAACAACTTGAACAATTTTATCGTTCATTTTAGCAACAGTCACAGTCATGGCATTTCCTTTCCGTCTAGTGTATATTATAGCAAAATGGGTATTTGGAGTCAACCGTTTAACAAGCAAGCAAACACAAGGTATTTTTCTAAATGATCAAGCTGATCTGTAGCATTTAGTATTAGTTTTTCGTAGCGAGTTGTTTTTTTATGCATACGGCGACATTCCACACTTTCTCTACTGATTTCTTCAAAAATAGCCAAAACTGTGTTGTGCATTTTTGTCAAATCTCGCCGAGCCGTTTTATTTTTTAAATTGCCAATGCGAACTTTGGCATCGCTAAGACGTTGTACTAACTGCTCCATAATCGTAATTATACTGGATTAAGATTTTTATGTCAATTGGATCCATAAATACATTACTATGCCTCGGCTCTCACTCTACAGACCCAACCGAACCAACGATTATCAGTTCTTTGATCGAACCATTAAAGAAATGTTTACTGTGGGCGGACTTGACATTTTTATCCACAAATATTTGGGTCCCATTGTAGATCAAAGTCCTAATCCTGGCAACAACGATGCCACATTACCGGTTTATAACAGCACCAACCCGTTGTTCATTGAAGACTTGTTGTTGTTGGAAAACAGAGATCGTGCTTATGATCCAGATGTATTTGTCATGCGTGGCGTTTACCGCACACAAGATATTGATTTTGATTTGACTCAATTTGGATTGTTTTTAAACAACGATACCCTGTTCATAACATTTCACTACAACTACATGATTGATTGCATTGGTCGCAAACTCATGTCAGGTGATGTTATCGAAGTTCCAAACTTAAAAGATTACTATCCGTTGAATTCTGCCATACCCAAGGCATTGCCCAGATACTATGTCATACAAGATGGCAACTATGCATCGGAGGGATTCAGCCAAACTTGGTTGCCACATTTATGGCGTATCAAAGCCACTCCCATGGTCAACGCACAAGAATTTCAACAGATTGTGAATCAACCATTCATGCCAGAAAATATCTGGGATGATGGTAATTTTTATCCAGCTGGTGAAACTGTAAACTCCGGCAACGATTATTTCATAGCCAAACAAAATGTTCCACCTGGCACTCCCATAACCGATACCAACTACTGGACTCCCATACCTAATCCCGCCACAGTGGGCGATCAGATGAGTACTCGTCCCAAAGACCTTGAACTCAACGATGCACTATTGACTCAAGCTGAATCAGACGTACCGCTGAGTGGATATGCTACCACGCTGTTTTATGTGTTGCCAACTTACCCAGATGGGCAACCGGCCAGCACAGGTCTCAGCACCGACAATGCTGCTGCACTGGTGGGCAATCAGCCTGGCGATGGTATGACTCCCACAGGATTTGGTTACACCGACGGATACTTGACCGGCGACGATACCACACCCAATGGACTACCGGTGACCACTGGCGTTAGTTTTCCACCGCATCCGGCCACGGGTGCTTATGTGTTACGCTTAGATTATTATCCAAATCGCTTGTTTAGATACAACGGCAAAGCCTGGGTTGCCATTCAAGACGGTGTTAGAACTAATCTAACACTGGGACCCAATGATCCATTGGCACCCATAGACGGAAGTCAACGTGCCAGCTTTATAAACAATACATACACTGTGAACACAACAGATATGGGCAATATTCCAAGTCGCCAAAGTCTCAGCCAGGCACTCAGACCATTGGCCGACAATGGCGATCAAGGTGGCGATTTGCCACCAAGTCCAAGACCACCCGGAAGGTAAACAATGGCAGTACAGTTTTTTTATGACGAACAAATACGAAGATTTTTGTTGCAGTTTGCCAGAATATTTTCCAACTTTCAAGTGGAATATGGTCGCAACGAAAGCGGTAAAAATGACACGTTAATTCGTGTGCCTGTTCGTTACGGAGACAGCAGTCGTCAAGCTCAAACAGTTATACAACAAAACTCAGCCAATGAGCTAAACAGCACTCCATTGATGACGTTTTACATAACAGATTTAAAGTACGATCGTGCAAGAATACAAGATCCAACATACGTTGGCACCATACAGGTCAGACAAAGAACCTATGATTCAATGACTGACACCTACGAACAAACACAAGGCAATGCATTTACCATTGATAGACTAATGCCTGTACCGTTTGAATGCACCATCAAATTGGATCTCTGGACTTCTAATACCAACCAAAAAATGCAGTTGTTGGAACAAATTTTGGTGTTGTTTAATCCCAGTTTAGAAATACAAAGCACTGACAACTATATTGACTGGACCAGCTTGACTGTGTTGTATCTTGACGATGTTAATTGGTCAAGTCGTACCATACCAGTAGGCCCGGACAATCCCATCGACATCTGTACCCTGACATTTAAACTACCTATGTGGATCAGCTCCCCGGCCAAGGTTAAAAAATTGGGTGTGGTTGAACGTATTATCATGAGCGTGTTTGATGCCAATGGTGATATCAACAATGCTGCCTTAGATAATGATTTACTGCTAGGAACTCGTCAACAGATTACACCATGGGCGTATCAAGTGCTGTTACTTGGCGATATTGTCAGTGGGCTCAAATTACAAGCACTGGCACAAAATCAAGTGGTTGATCAGCCCAACGCCAGTTTGAATCTGCCCGACAGTCCCCCAAGTAATTTATTGTGGCACGATATTGTGAATCAATACGGCAAGCTGAGACCAGGAATTAGTTATGTTACCCTGGCACAACCAGATGGCACAGATGTCATGGGCACTGTGGCCTATGATCCAACCGATGATAGATTTTTATTGTTTACTGCCAATACCGCCACAGAACCGGCCAACACATTGGCACCGCTGACTGCAGTTATAAATCCCCTGGCCAGTGGACCAAATGCTGGGTTAATTCCCGCTGCTGTAGGACAACGCTATTTGTTCACAGAAAACACTGGCAGTTGGGACGGCACAAGCCCAACTGCATGGCAAGGTGAAAATGGGGAACCGTTGGTGGCACATGCCAATGACATTGTAGAATACGATGGCGAACGTTGGTCAGTATCATTTGACAGCACCAGCAGTCCCAACAACAATCAATATGTTACAAATATAACCACAGAGATACAGTATAAGTGGACTGGCAGTGCATGGGTTAAAAGCTATCAAGGACTTTATGCAGGAGGCGAATGGAGTCTAGTATTATAAATGCAGTAGGCATTTGGTTTTACTCGGTAAGTACTCAAAGTTATTTGTACCTACTGCGCAATGATGCTAAACATCCAGGTTCTTGGGGCCTGCCAGGTGGCAAAGTTGAATCTAACGAAACCTTGATGGACTGTATTGTTCGAGAATGTCGAGAAGAACTTGGCACAATGCCCGAATATTTGCGATTAGTCCCTTTAGAAAAGTTTACAACTGCTGACAGTAGATTTGCGTACAATACATTTTTTTGTAGCGTTGCCAACGAGTTTCGACCAGTACTTAACAATGAGCACCTAGGATGGGCCTGGATTGCAGCAGGACATTTGCCACGACCATTGCATCCTGGATTGTGGTCAACTGTTAATCTCGAATCGGTGCGTGATAAAATATCAACTATAGAACAACAAGTTCAGACGTCACAATAGCCCACAAAATCTCTATAGGTCATATCAATAGAGTTAGCTGCTTCCATCCAAATATCTGGCATGTTGGTTTTTTCACCTATTAGGTAAAACTTTATACCTGCATACGCATCCATAACTTCCCGTATTTGACTAGTCCAAGTTTGGCTTTGCACAGGAGTTTCGCGATTATATCCTAATAAAAATATTTCTTGGTGCCCATCAAATGCTGCCAAATACAACAGTAATGCTAGATCAAGTAGTCTTGGAGTTTGAGGAATTAAATAAAATTCGCCCGGATATATTATACAGTTTTTTGGTGTTGTGTAAACAATGTTATTTTCTTGATATTTTGTAGCCAATAGTTGATCAAGTTTTTCTCTACTGGTCTCTACTGCAAAGTCTAATCTCATTTCTTGTGTGATATCTCCGACCCCGTAGGTCTGAACTTTTTTTGATCCTAGTAATCCGCCACGATGCCGTTGTAGTCGTGTGTAATCAAATTGTGTTTGGTCAAATGAACTGCCAATGCAAACTGCACGACCAGATATGTGTTGATTTTGAATGGGATTTTCAATCCATTCTCTTTTTTCAACTTTTTTACCTTTTGTCCAACGAGTTTCGAGTATGACAAATTCGCCGGCATAGTCTTGCCGATATCTTGCGTCCATTATGTTCTGCCAACAGCAACTTCAATAGTACCAATTTCTCCGGAGTTCCATTCTTCCAAGGCTTTGCCAATGATACACCCGGGCTGATATTGTGCTGTGTCAAGAGGTCCAGCAACGCCAGCTAGTTCACTGGCCACAAGTCTATCACCTTTGTGTATAGTCCCTACAACTTTACACGGAACTCGTCCAGTCAGCGCAACTTCAGCAGTATGTTCTCCGTTTAGTGTTGAATTCATTAAGTAAGCTGGTTGCGTACTAACAATACCAGCAATTTGCGTATTGTGACTAATAGAACTGATAGTTATTTCGTGTGTGCCACCAAAACTTACAACGGTACCAGGCGGATAAGTTGCATCTGCAGTGTACACTTCTGCCAAGTCAGCGTATTGTGCAGTGGTTGCTTTGGCAAATACTGTGTTAAATGCTGTGGCCAATGTGCCAATATTGCCAACTCCTGAGGCAGCTCCATTAACAATTGCAGTGACATTGGCGCCGGAATTAACTGTAAGTTGTCCAGCGGTGGTTATGTTACCCCCGGTAATTTGTCCACTGGCACTGTAGCTACCTGCTGTGCTTGTGCCTGATCCAATGGATATATTACCACCGGTTATGTTGCCACTGGCTTGTACAGTGCCAGCAACACTTATACCAGTTGTTGCAGTTACTACCACATTAGGTGTACCGCCAACAGATGCAGTTATATTACCACCTGATGTTGAGATAGTAACATTACTTGTGCCATTACTGATTGCGGCTGTGTTAAGTCCAGTGACGTTGGCACCATTGATACTGGTTAGTGTATATCCGTTACCAATGAAATAACTAGCAGATATATTACCAGTGGCACTGATGCCACCTCCAGTTGTCCATGTATTAGCTGTATTATTGTAGAGCCAAGTAATGTACGGACTACCAATCGGACCAACTTCAATACCGCCACCGTTGGCCTGAGAACTATTGGTTGCATTATTGGCAACGTTAATTGTTAAGTCATTGGTAGAGACAACGTTGGAGTTAATAGTTGTTGTGTTACCGTTGACTTGTAGGTTACCAGCAATGACCACTAGTCCATCCACGCCACCTGCGCCGTTTGGATCTATAGTTAAGGTTGCACCTGCTGACACAATTGAATTACCACTGATGGTAAATCCGCCAATTGTGGCCGTTCCAGAAGTGCTAATATTGCCGCCAGTTATATTAGCACTTGCATTAATAGTAGTTGCATATACTGTTCCAGTACCACTTACAACTCCAGCTCCATATAAAATATTACCACCGGTTATGTTGCCACTGGCTTGTATTGTGCCAGCAACACTAATTCCTGTTGTTGTGGTAACAACAACGTTTGGAGTCCCACCAACAGATGCAGTTATATTACCACCCGATGTTGAAATAGTAACATTACTTGTGCCGTTGCTGATAGCAGCAGTATTGAGTCCTGTGACATTGGCACCATTGATACTGGTCAATGTGTAACCGTTGCCAATGAAATAACTGGCAGTGATATTACCACTGGCACTGTAGCTACCTGCGGTACTTGATCCACTTCCAATTGATATATTTCCACCAGTTATGTTGCCACTTGCACTGATTGTGTTAGTTGACACTAACACACCACTGACTATGACGTTGCCACCTGTGACATTACCTGTTGCACTGACAGTAGCACCGTTGTGTACTGCACTTGCATTACCAATAGTAGCGGCATTTACAGTGGCCGCATATACTGTTCCGGTGCCACTTACTGCACCGGCTCCATATAAAATATTACCGCCGGTTATATTACCACTAGCCTGCACTGTGCCAGAAACACTGAGTCCAGCAGTAGAAACAACCACTACATTTGATGTTCCGCCAATTGTGATATTTGCGTTGCCGCCCGAAGTTCCAATATTGGCTTCGCTGGTACCGTTGAATATTTTACTAGCACTTAATCCAGTGATAAAAGTGCCATTTCCTAGCAAATAATTTCCAGTGACATTTCCAGTGGCGCTTAATAATCCACCAGTTAATAAATTTCCTCCCTGGATATTACCAGACACGCTAAGAGCTGCTGGAGTAAATGATCCCGAAACCACAAGATTATTACCGACAATATTTCCAGTGGTCGATATTCCAGCTGTGCCGTCTAGTGTTAATGACATTTCGCGTATCCTTTAGTATATTTAGCTATTATACAACGTTCAAAGTTGACGAATCCGGAACATATATATTGATTCCAGGCGCAACTCGAAG